GAACAAAAGCTGGAAATATTCCCGTAAGACTATATCTAGTTACGGCAACGCCACTGGTGCCAGCTTTGAGCAATCGCCAACCATCGGCGGGATGCTGACCAGATATAGATACGGTATTGTCTCCGAACTCCTGACTGACCTCCATCGAGCCGTTGATCTGCATCCCGTTGTAGGCCAGCGCGTCGAACGGCGCGGCGTAGACACGCACGGCGTCGACGTACTGCTTCGGGGCGGCCTGCAGCGCGGTTGCCGGATCGCCACTGAGCGCGAGCAGGCCGGTCATCGTGCTGCCCGACTTGGCCACCGCGGCGTTCGCCGTCACCGCCACTCCGGCCATCTCGGCCGAGAGCTGGTTGTCTGCGGTGTCCACATAGGCCTTGCTGACTTCGCCCGGGGCACCCTGTGGGCCGGTGGCGCCGGTCGGTCCTGTCGGGCCAGTCGGGCCCTGCGGCCCCTGTGGCCCTTGCGACCCTTGCGGGCCGGTCGGGCCCGGCACGGTGCTGGCGGGACCAGTCGGTCCTGCGGGTCCGGTGTCGCCCTTCGGGCCGGGCGGGCCGCCCGGCGTGCCAGCCTCCCCCTGCGGCCCCGGCGGGCCCTGCGGCCCGACCGGCCCGGGTGGGCCTTCCAGCGCGATATTGTAGCTCGAACCGACCGGCGGCGAGCCCCAGCCTGATGATACCGGGCTCATGCGGCCACCTTCGCTTCCAGCGCCTCGATGCGCGTCATCGCCTCTTGCAGCGCCTTGGTCAACGCGGCGACCAGCGGCGGCCATGCCAGCGACTGCACCACGTCAGGGTCGTCCTTGCGCCCGTTCGCGGTCGTGGGCAGCAGCGTCTCCTGCAATTCGTGCGCGATGAAGCCCCAGTGCTCGATGTTCGTCTCGACGACGAACGGCTTGCCCTCGCTCTTCGCCGTCGCCTCAAGGCCGGGCGGGGTGTATTCCTTCGGCGTGTAGGAAATCGGGTTGAGTTTCCTGACCTGATCCCACATGCTCTTGAGCGGCGCGATGTCCTTCTTGATGCGGTAATCCGACTGGAACGCGAGCTGCCCTACTGCTGTGCCGCCGATATAGAACCAGCCGCCCGGCCAGTCGATCGAGAAGGTGTAACCGGGATCGGATTGACCCGGTCTGCAGCGATACCCGTTGGTCGAGAGGATGTGCGTGTTTGAAGAGATATTCTTGGCGCTGACATCACCGGCGCCGTTAATGAAAAGGGCGTTGCCGTACCCGGCTGTATACAGCCTGAACGCATCGCCGCTACCCTCGGTACCGAGATAGAAGCGGTTGCCGTAGCCGGGCACTGCGAACCACATGCCCGCACCCGATCCCGACTGCGCGAGCTGTATCTCCTGCACGTAAGAGGTGCCGTTGACGCCGAAATTGCCGGTGATCGTGCCGCCGCCGATCGGGAGATAGCCGCTGACCGTCGCACTGAGCGCGTGGCTGAACTGGAACTGCGATCCGTTAAAATACATGAACGTATTATCATCGCCGAACCGGATCACGTTGCCGCGCACTTTCACCTCACTGCCGGCTACCAGATTTCCTTTAGCCGTTGTGTCTGCTGCGGTGATGGTGAGCAGGTTGACACCCGCTCCTCCTCCGAAAATTCGGAAATGATCGTTCGCTCCTTCCGTACCGACGAAAAACCGCTGCGACATGCCGGACGTGTCGTACCAGCCGCCAGCGCCGGGAGAGGTGTAATGGTGATACTGGATCGTGTTAAACTCAAAGCCTCCGGCGGATGATTTGGCGAACGTCGTACCGCCGCTGATGTCTTGGAACGAGTGCGCCGTGTTGCGATAATAGTTGGACGGATCACCTGTGCCACCGGACACGAAGCACTGGTTGCCGGGTACGTTGGTGATGACGGTGTAAATCCCTGACGAATAGACGCTGCCGCCGCCCGCGAAAGCGAAGCCGGGCGCCGCCACCGTTGCGCTGAACGTGGCGCCGCCGGTGGCACGGTTAATGGTCATTGGGGTGCCGAGATAGGCACCAGCGTCGCTGTAGCGCGCGAGCGCGAAGCCAGACCCAGCGTTCGCCCCGCTCTCGGCCGCTTGGTCGCCCAGCGCCATCACCCAGCGCAGGTTGGCGCCATTATAGCTCGCCAACTGTGCCGCTGATCCGGCAACAGGCTTGACGAGATTGACCCCCGGCCACGCTCCCGAAACGGTCAGGTTGCCGGTCATGGTGTCGCCGGCTTTGAGCACGCGCAGCGCATCGGCGGCGTCGACGTAGGCCGCGCTGACGCCGCCGCTCGGCGCGCTCCACTGCGTGTTGTAGTCGGTGGCGTTGACCTTGGTCAGCACCTGACCGGCAGCGCCGCCCGCGGCGACGCCCGGGCCTGTGGCGCCCGGCGGGCCCGGTACCGTGCTGTCGGCGCCCGGCGGTCCCTGTGCACCGGCAACACCCGCCGGCCCCTGTGGCCCCGCCGGACCCGGCGGTCCGCCCGGCTCGCCATTGGCGCCCGGCGGGCCTTGCGGTCCCATCGGGCCGGGCGGCCCCTGCAGCGCGATGTCGAAGGCTCCGGCCGTCGTGTGCGGGTTGTTAATAGTGGGCATTGCGCGACCACCGCGACGTCGGCATGCGATCGACCAATATCGGCGCGGGCTGGTCGCGTCCCATCGCGTTGGCCAGAGCGTCGCTGTACGACCCCATCGGCTCTGCGTAAGGCGATCCCTTGTTGGCCATCCACTGCCAGATCATGCCCAGCTTGAGCAGCCGCTCGTCGAGCCGGAAGCGGTCGGTGTCGGCGATGAAGCTGTCGCCGTAGCCGCCACTGGCGAGAGCGACGCAGTTGCGGTCGAGGTAGGCGAACGAGGCGGTGACGCCGACGCCGAGCGCAGGCTGGATGATCAGGTTGTCTCCCAGCACCGTCCACATGCCGATGCCGTTGACGATCGTGTTCGAGAGCCGGTGGCGCAGCCACTCGTCGGTGTCGGGGACGAACGCCATCGGGGCTTGGCTGTTGAGCGACGACCACACATTGGTGGTCAGCAGCATGCGCTTGTAGTTGGCTGGCAGCGGCCATTCGGTCTGCACGGCGTCGCCGGTGTAGGTCTGCAGCGCCCTGAGCACCGACCAGTCGCGCGTGTCGTAGGCGATGCGCTGGGCCATCTCGTCGGCCAGCGCGACCATCTCCTGCATGGTGCGGTTGGCGGTGAGGTTGGTGAACACCGACGACGGCAGCGCCACGCCGACGGCGGCGCAGACATCCCGAACCACCGCCAGCAGTGTCATGTCACGCCGCCTTGTCAGGCCGTGCGTCGAGCGCCATCCGCACCAGTGCCTTGCGGTTCAAGCTGCCGATCGGCGCCTGCCCGGTCTGGGTGGTGATGAAATCGCGGATCTGGTCGAGGTCCATGTCCTTGAACTGGCCCTCGCCGCCGGTCTTCTTCAGCGCCTCGTTGTCCTCCGCGAGCGCCATATTCTTCGCCCGCAGCGCCTCCAGCTCGGCCTGCAGCTGCGTCGTCGGGGCGTTCTCTCGAGCCGCGGCGAGATACTCGTCGGCACGGTTCTTCTGCTCGCGGCCATAAGGGCCGAGGTTCTTCAGCTCCTGCCCATCGACATTCGCGAGCTGCTCGACGGTGTAGATGTTCTGCGCCTTGAGGCTGGCGCGCTGGCCTTCGGTGAGGAACGGCGCGAAGTCGAGCGGCGTGCCGCTCTTGGTTTGCTGGGTCTGCGCCTGAAACTGGCGATATTGGTGCGCGAAGCGCTCGGCGTAGGTGATCGATACCTGCTCGCCGGTGAACTGGTCGATGCGCCAGTGCGAATGCGAGTGCGCCGGATAGGACGTCCAGTTGCGACTGCCGGGCACGCGCACCTCGCACACCTCGACATCGTCGAAGATCGGTCGTCCCTCGGCTGCGCTCCTGCTCGGGTTCGGGTTCGCCATGTTCCTGAACGTGGCGACGAGGACAGCGTCAGGGTCGCGGGTCTGTGTCTGCTGCAAGGTAGGCTCCTGTTTGTTTCACATGAAACGGTCGGAACCACCGCCCGTCAGGCTCGTCCACTGGACGGGCGGCGGTCCCTTACCGGGGGAGAGCGGGAAGGATTGGGGGTTTTGACCCTCCCCCGATTATCATCACGATCCCGGGACGCTGTCGTACAACCGCCAGTTCATTTGCGGATTTACCATTGTCAGCTCGCCCATCCAGCCGATGAACTGCGCAATCACGTCCTTGTCTATCGGCATTTGTCCCTCGCCCTCGAACAGCTTGTCGAAGTTACGCGAGGGGTGGTAGCGAAGACGGAAAGTATCCGTGTTCAACCCGAAGGTGGTATTGGCCGGCATATTACTTCCGATGCCGCCGTCCAACACGATCTCGGCCCGTTTTCCGCCGCCGATATACTCCAGCGAGGTGAAGCCGAGCTTGCCCATGCTCGTCTCGTTGGTGATGCGCTGGATGGCGACCGTTGCGGCATCGTAGGCGGCGTAGTGTTCCGGGGACATCACCAGCAGGTCGGCGTACTGCCGCCCGCGGCTCTGCTTGGTCATGATCGCGTTGATCAGCGGCCGGATCGTCGTCGCGCTGACCTGCGTTCCGATCGCGGCCGAGTAGGTATGCGCGTCATAAGTCTTGGTTTGCCAAATTGTGGCGGTGGCGCGATCGATGCCGCCGTAGACGCCGGTGGTGGGCACGATCGGCAGCGCGGTGGCGAGCCCGGTGAGCTGCTTGCCGCCGTTGGCGGTGCCGTCGCCGTAAAGCGCCGCGTCCATCGTGTCTTCGAGGCTGCGCTCGGCCGCCTCCATATACGCATCCAGAACGTCTTCGAGCTGGTTCTCTCCTTGGTTGTTGAGGATCTCCTGCATGCTCAGGACGATCGGCACGACCACCATCTTCGGGTCGAAGTAAGCGTCGTTGAACAGATCGATCGCCGGGTTGAGCAGCTGGTCGTAGCCGCTGTACCACTGGGCGACCTGTTTCGCGATCTGCAGGGTCTGGCGGATGCGCGGCCCGCTGTAGGACTGCCACAACCCCTTGCGGCGCATGACCGCGAGGAGGGCGTTGTTGTTGCTGACGAGATCCTCATACGAGGACGAACGCTCTTCGACCGCCATGCTCAGGATCTGCTGATAGGCGGCGTTGGTGGTGATATTCGGCATGGGATGTACCCCGTTTGCGTTGGATCAGAGCGAGCCATTCGCGCGCTTGATGGCGCTGGTAATGGCCTCGCGGCGGCCGACTGGTTTGTCCCTGCGCGCCACGCCGTTGGACGGACCTGCGGGGGCTCCAGAAATGCTCTTCGCGGTACGGGTCTGAGCCGTCGGGGTGCGGGTCTGAGCCGCGTGGGTTGCCGGGCGGAGCAACTCCGCTCTGGCGTAGGCCTGATCCAGCGTAAATCCGAGCTTGATCTCGCGTTCGATCAGGTCGCTGAGTTCGTCAAATCGGGGCTTGGCGTCGGCGTACCGATCAAGCTGCGCCCTCGTCTGCGCGAACGTGGCCTGATACTGCATCTGCTGGATGCCGTTGACAAGCTTGTTCACGGTCTGGTGCAGCTGCCCGATCTGGCTGGCCTGCGCGTCGACCTTGTTCTGATGCTTGAGCAGCTCCTGCTGCTCGGGCGTCTGGTTGAGGTGGTGCCACGCGAGGTCGCGGAAGGTCAGCCGAGTGCCGTCCGGCGCCTGTAGGTTGAGGTTGTAGACGATTGTGTCCAGACCCGCGATCGGGTCCTGCCGCAGCTTGTTTTCCATCGAGACATAGTTCGACAGCGCGCGCTCCAAGGTGGTGCCCTG